TAATTAAAGAAACACTAGAAAATGGTAAGGAAATAAGTAGTTGTGGATCAGCGATTGCCAATTTTATAGGGGCTGAAGACAAACTTAAACAAGATTTATACAAAAAAAAGAATAGTCTTTGGACTAACTTCTTAGGTAAGACCGACAATGATTTAGAAGAATTTATGGCTCTTGAATCTATACGAGTTAAGCAAGAAAAATTAAGGGAGTATATGCAACTTTTTGGGAGAGCAAACCTCTACACAGACTATATACAATTTTGCGCTGATTGCCGAGTGTCCAGGAAAGAAGCACGAGTGAAAGCACAGAAACGAAGAGAGTATATACGAGATATGTTTCTCAAAATTGTATTAGGAATACTTATTACGGCATTGCTTTCTGGTGTAATCACAGTCCTTTTTATTTTAGCCAAGAAGAAAGGGATAATATGAGTGCTTTTCTCCTAATTTGTACGCTTAACGGCTTTGCTGGTGGTAATGAAGGAATTTATTTTCGCAATGCCAACGAATGTATTAATTTTAAAGAAATTCTTAGTGGTCAGTCGTACATGAAGAATGACGAAAAACAAGTTTATGATTGCATGTGCAAATTAATTCCAAAGGTCGATGAAAAGAAAGTGAGGGTATATTAATGCTGCCAATAATAAGCGCCGTAGCCAGCCTAGCTGGTACTTGGCTTGAGGGCAAACAAGAGAAAGCCAAATTAATACAAACATTAGAAGTGGCTAAAGTTCAAGCGCAAGTCAAGCGTGTTGAGCAAGATGGGAATTGGGACGAGAAAGCCGTGGCTTCTATGGATAGTTCTTGGAAAGACGAAGCTTGGACAATATTTTTTATTATGATTATAGGGGCATCTTTCATTAAGCCATTACAACCAATTATGAAAGATGGATTTATCTTTTTAAACACTGCACCTGATTTTATCAAATACGGAATATTAGCAAGTATAGCTGCCAGCTTTGGCCTTAAATCTATAGCAAAGATTAGAAAATGATGTGGTTTTATTTAGAGTTATCAAAACGATTTAACAAGATAGGAAACTATTTTTGGCGACTCCATGTAAAGAAACTTAGAGAAAAGAGATAAGTAAATGGAAAATAATTTCGAGCAATGTTTAACAAAAGTTCTGGAACACGAGGGAGGTTATGTTGACCACCCAAAAGACCCAGGAGGCGAGACAAATTTAGGAGTAACAAAAAAGGTTTATGAAGCTTGGTGTGTAGTCGAAGATATCAATCAAAAGGATATGAAAGATTTGACTGTAAATGACGTTTCTCCAATTTACAAAATGAATTATTGGTTAAAAAACAAGTGTAACAATCTTCCTATAGGAGTTGATTACGTCGTGTTTGATATGAGCGTTAATCATGGAGTTAGTAGAGCAGCTAAGTTTTTACAAGGCGTAGTTGGAGCAGATAAAGATGGAGTCATAGGTTCAAAAACTATTGCGCTGGTTGACAAAATGGATTCAGAAGAAATCATAGATGCTTTATGCTTAGAAAGAGAAGATTTTTATAAGAATTTATCTACCTTTAGTACGTTTGGCAAAGGCTGGCTTAGTAGAAATTCAAGTGTGCAAATTATGGCTTCAGAAATGGATACAAACAAATACTCATATGAATGGTATAAAGAAAGTAGCACGGCATGAGCAAGAAAAACCAATTAACTGATTTAGAAACAAAGATTTCAGCTGCAAAAAGACAGAAAATAGCAATTGAATCTCGAACAGACTTTTTAAAGTTTACTAAATTTACAATGCCTGATCCAGAAGACTTTAATTCAACTGATATATCTTTATTTAAAGACGCTAAACACCATAGAGCGTTAGCAAAGGTTCTTGAAAAAGTAGAAAAAGGCCATATTCCTAGATTAATCGTATGTATGCCTCCCAGACACGGCAAATCAGAGTTAATATCAAGACGATTTATACCTTGGATTGTGGGCAAAGATACTTATAGAAGCGTTATTTTTGCAACGTATAATGAAGATTTTGCAAAAGATTTTGGCGCAGATTGTCGAGCAATTATGACTTCTGCTCAATATAAAACAGTATTCCCTAACTTTAGTTTAAGATTAGGTGGAGCGTCTAAAAGTAGAATACAAAACTCATCAGGTGGAATGGCTGTGTTTGTTGGAAGAGGTGGATCAATAACTGGCCGTGGTGGAGATTTTGTTATTTTAGATGATCCTATTAAGGATAGTTTAGAAGCTGGTTCTCCTACATTACGAGAACAGCTTTGGACTTGGTTTACTCAAGTTTTAATGACACGATTAATGACTGCATCGGCTTCAATAGTAATTGTGCAAACCAGATGGCACGAAGATGATTTGATTGGACGATTAACTGATCCGACTAATCCACATTATACAGAAGAAGAAGCCTCTAAATGGAAAATAATAAATCTACCAGCGATTGCAGAAGATGACGATCCTTTAGGGCGTAAAAACGGAGAATTGTTGTGGCCTGAAAGATTTGATATGGAGTTTATGGAGGCTCAACGAAGATTGGATAGCCGAGGCTTTACATCTTTGTATCAACAAAGGCCTACTCCTGAAGATGGAGATTTGTTTCAAAGGGAAAATATTGTTTATTATAATAGAAAAGACTTGCCAACTGATTTGAGAATATACGCTGCAAGCGATCATGCCGTTGGTATAGATAAGACAAGAAACGATGCTACTTGTTTGTTAATTGTGGGCGTTGATTCAAATGATGACATTTATTTAATTGATGCGTGGTGGGAAAAACAACCAACAGATAAGGTGGTTACAGCTATGTTAGCTTTAATTAAAAAACACAAACCCCTTATATGGTGGGCTGAAAAAGGTCATATTAGTAAATCTATCAGACCTTTTTTAAGAAAGCGAATGGCAGAGGAAAGAGTGTATTGCAGAATCGATGAGGTAACACCAGTAGCTAACAAGGTTCAAAGAGCGCAATCTATTTTAGGAAGAATGGCTATGAAAAAAGTTATGCTTCCGAAAACATCTCCTTGGACACAAAAAGCTGTAGACGAATTATTAAAATTTCCAAATTCAAGACACGATGATTTTGTTGATACTATTGCTTGGATTGGTATGGGTTTAGATAGAACGGCAACTCCAGGTGGTTATGTAAATAATAAATCAAAGATACCTCAAGTTGGGACAATGGCTTGGGTAAAGTGGGATTCTGAACAACAACAAAAACATGATTTAAATCACAATAAAACTGGAGGCTGGTAATGCACGAAGACACAACAATGATCATTGCAAGTAAAGAAGAAGAAAAGCCAGAACCAACAGAGAGAAGAAAGTCTTTAGTTACAGATTGGCTTGCAAGAGTAAAATCAGCAAAAGGATTTCACGAAAAATCTTTTAAACAGATGAAGAAAGATATGGACGCAACCTTAAATGGTTATGACGACACACAATGGAATGACAAAAACTATGTAGCCAATATTTTACAACGTCATGTTCAGCAAAGGACTGCATCTTTATACGCTAAAAACCCAAAAGCTACGGCCAAAAGAAGAGAAAGAATGGATTACGCTATATGGGACGGAGATGAAAAAACATTAGCAGCTGCTTATGAGGCAAATTCTTTAGCTGAACAAAGTGGGTTAATGCCACCAGCAGAAGCCACATCTCTTATACAAGATTATACATCTGGCCAGACACATAGAAAAATGCTTGATAATGTAGCTAAAACATTAGAGCAATTATTTGATTATTACATGGCAGAACAACAGCCGTCATTTAAATCGCAAATGAAAGCTTTAGTAAGAAGAGTTGTTACTACTGGTGTAGGTTTTGTTAAGGTTGGATTCCAAAGAGATATGGATCGTATGCCAGAAGTTTCAAACAGAATATACGATTTACAAATGCAAATTGATTATCTGTATAGAATAGCTAGTGAAGCAGCCGATGGGACTATTGATAAAGATGATGCGCAAATAGAAGCGTTACAGCTATCTATGAAAGCTTTATTAGAAGAGCCAATGGTTACAGTTAGAGAGGGATTGACATTTGACTTCCCAGAAGCAGACGCAATAATAGTTGATCCTAAATGCAGACAAATAAGAGGATTTGTTGGAGCAAACTGGGTATGCCATGAAATGTACGTTTCTCCAGAAGAGATAAAAGAGATATATGGCGTGGATATGAAAAATCAATTTAGGTCATATGATATGAAAGGTCGCTTGATGAGCGACAGAAGTAGTTATGAAAGAGCGTCTTACGCAGAAATCGATATCAATGAAAAAGAAGGTTTGGTCTTACTGTTTGAAATTTACGATATAAAAAGTGGATTACAAATGTGTGTTGCCGATGGTTATGATGATTTTTTAAGAGAGCCAACTTCTCCTGATGTAAAAGTGGAACATTTCTGGCCAATATTTCCATTGGTGTTTAATGAAATAGAGCATAAAGATGTCTTATATCCCCCATCAGATGTTTCATTATTAATGCCAATGCAAAATGAATATAACAGAGCAAGGCAAGCATTAAGAGAGCATAGAAGAGCCAATAGACCAAAATATGCTGTTCCAGCTGGAATGCTAGAAGAAAGTGATAAGGAAAAATTATCAACGCACCCAGCAAATGCCTTGTTAGAATTACAAGCTTTAGCAGCTGGACAGAAAGTAAGTGACGTTATTCAACCAGTACAAACTATAGGAATTGATCCTAATTTGTATGAAGTAAAAA